ATATCCATAAGTTAATGCAATACGATTCTCCGGAATTTTCTATAACTGAGTTTGATCAGTTGTTTGAACCCGGTTTCTCTGTTCGCAGCGGTAGTTCTTTGACTACTATACTTAACAGTCTGAATATGGCCTGGATGGCTTTCGTACATTTCATGCGTAAGAAATTTCCTGATGAAAAGGCTTGGTCACTCATCGGTCTTAAGGCCGGTGACGATAGCGTTGATATGGATACTTATGAAGAAATGTGTAAGACGTACGAATCATTCGGTTACAAAATAACCGGTGTGAATTACCATCATCGCGAGAATGAAACTCTAGAGTTTCTAGGTAGGAAGTTCTTTATGTACAACGGACGTCTATGTAGTATGTGCGATCTTAATCGCTTTGTGGCAAAGTTCCACTTATCTGATATTGGTAATAAGGACCCTGACCAAGCTCTGGCTAATAAGGTATATGGCTATGAGGTTACGGATCCTAAGACACCTATCATCCAGCATCTTGTATCTCTACTTAAGAGATTGGGATACAAGAAGGACGATAACGTTACCAGCATTTCTTATGCTCATTTACCTGGTACGTTCACCAATATCGCCCCTGAGTCCATCAACAACTTAATTGCTGCGAAAACTTTGAATCTACCGTTAAACAGCTTAATGGAGTCTATATCTATAATAGACTCTGCCACCCGCCTGCAGGACGTCCTCGAGGCAATCTACAACGGGCCAAAACCAGTTTTGCCTGAAGTTATTGCTGTCGAATCAGCAGTGGTCGGGGACCGAAAATTAATACGTCTTAGTAATAAGAACATAAATAATAATAAGCTTCTTATCGGTAGCAATGGTAAATCAAAGAAAGCGCGTAATAAACCGAAAACAAAAACGCCCTACTCAGGTCGTTCAGTTACCGGCTCCCATGTCCATGGCAAAGGCATCAAGTCTAGCCGTGAGACAACCGGGGGTTGTTAATACTCCAATGAAGCGCTCGCCAGCAGCGCGATATTTAGCTGGCGCCGGTTCATCCAATGGGCGAGTAAGTAAGCCCGGTATGGACTGGATTAAAATGGCGTTCGCGGCGCCTGATTTTCCCGTGCTTACACCATCCGGTATACCTGATCAGTACACCGGACGTACTTTGGTTCAGATGTTTAGACATGTAGAAGGTATCAAAGTTCCTTCTGACGATTACTACATATTAGTACCGCCGGTCCCAGGGACTGCATACTTTACATGTCAAGGCGACGGTATACCTAAACAACAGGCCATTTGGTCTGGCACTCGTTACAGTAACGCAGATTCTTTGTTCTTGGCCACACCAGGCGA